AATGAAGTCACTGGGCAGATGTGGATTATCTTCAGTCCTCATCTTTATTAGCTCTCGATCAGTCCTTTCTTTGGCTTCATCAGTACCAAAGGTGTTATATAACCAGCGAAATCCCTCTGGTGTACTGGCTGCACAAAACTGTCTGACATTACCAGCCCTTAGTCGTCCAAGTATTTTAGGAAAGGCTTTGTCTGCTATTACTGGGGAAACTACATCTATTTCATCAACAAGAACGTGCGATAAATTTAATCCAATAATTCTGCTCCAGTTTTCAAAAGATCTGCATAATAGTTTGCTATCACCTTCTTTGAAGTGCATTGTATATTCTGGAAGCGGACTAGCTCTAAAGGTATATGGGATTTCATACTGCTCAAGAAATAACTCAAAGTCTGTTTGCCATATGTCTCTTATTAATGGGGCAGTTGGTTCCATAACAGCACCAATGAAACCAATATTCTGGGCTGCTAATTTTACTGCCATACTGCACAAAGCTCTAGTTTTTCCCGCACCATAACCCGCACTAAGTCCTACTATTTCATTCTGATTATCAAAGAACTGTTGCTGCGGTGGATGTAAGTCAGCCCTGATCCGATCTAATAGCTCATCAGTATCAATATCAACATAACGACTACCAACATGATCTAGTACAGAACCCTCTCTGTTCAGAATACTCAAGACATCACCTGACCGACCTTAGCCATTGAGTTTATACAGCCTAAAGCAACTGTCAACTGGCCTGATTTTCTAGCCTCTTTTGCTAATGATGCGTACTGAGCTAAAACTTCAGCCGTAAATTGTCGTCTATCAATATCAAAATCTTGCTTCAAGATCGCTGTAGCCTCTTGAATATATCTATCTATAGACCTTTGACTGACACCCCATTCAGTTGTAGCAAAATGACTTATTTCTGATCTAACAGTACCAACAGACAAAAGATTAGCGACTTTGTTCACTCTGAACTCATGCTCATTCTTGCTGGTTCTTCCGTTAGCCACTATGAAAATATAGTTTTATTTATTCTAAATGTAGCGTCAATCGTTAGTTTTTGTCGATTGTTGTTGCTTTTCCCAGCTTCCTATTAGATATAAAAGATCAAGAACTCTCTTTCTAGCTGCGGCAATGCGGTCATCATTAAACTGATTAAAGTTTTGATTTTTCATCTAATTCCAGTAAATAGTTTTATCATTTCTGGTAGCTCACCATTTAATAGGCTTGCAACAAAATCATCTAAATGCCAACAGCCCCACATATCTTTAGCCCTTTGTTCTTCACCATCAAAAGCACAAGTTCCTTTGTGATAGAAACGCAATGGAGCTTTTTGATTTTTAGAAATGGAAGAAGGAAAGTCAACAACTCCTTTGCAGTCATGTATGGGTTCACCACAAGCTTCGCAAATAAAATAAAAACGTGCCTCACCATCATGGTATTGAATATTCATTTTTTAAAAAGGTAAAGATGATTGACTAAAAGACTCTGGTTTTTTAGGTAAACACCAAAGATGCTCTTGTTTACCATACATTCCCTCCATTTTTACATCTGTTTTAATGAGTTTTCCTTCATTACTGAGGTTTGTCATAGCTCTCCTGATAGATGTTAAAGGGCATTTAAGTCCTGTCATATTTAAAACCATTGAAGGGCCAAAACGTAAATTGGGATATTTACTTTCATAAAATTCTAAACATTTTATTATTTTAGCTTCTTGGCTTTTTGCTTTAGCTATAGATACAGATAATTCTTCTGGGGTTTCTCCTATGGTGTTGTAGAAAGTCATAATGATTTAATTTTAAAGTTTGCAAGTTGGTCTTTTACTTTTTGGACTTCTGGTGGTAATTGGGTTTTTTGATTTTTTAAATTTTTTTGAATTATTTTATTCATTAGTTTTGCAGTTTTAATCCAACTTTCTTTTCTCATATTGTGAATCTCTCGAACAACATCAATGTCAAGATTTACCCCAACATTGTTTCTAATTGTCCCATCAAGTTCTCTGTACCCTTTACAGATTAATTGATTGTCCTGATCGTATTTTGCGTTAGCTGCTGCACAATAGCAAATAAGAGCTAAATCCTGTCCACCACAACGTTTTCCTGAGTCATCTATATCATAATCAGGCAAGTGTTGGTTGATTAGCCCATCAGAATTATGGATTATGCCAGAATCATTACAAGCATGACATTCATAA